GTAACAGTTGATAGGCGCTCACCCCTCAGCAATTAAGCTTCTTTAGAGCAACCCATGGAGAACTTAACCGTGTTCTACCCTTACGTGGCATATAAACCATGCCAAGGTTCCACAAAGTCGACGCGTGACAACTTACCCAAAGCTCCAGGTGTTGATTAACCTTGTTAACCTGCAAACGAGTGTTACCCCTTTCGGATGCTCGAACGCGGTGGCTAATGAACTAAAAGGGGGACCGTTACCTCCCCTACCCCACCACCTCTGGGCTACTTGCCATGCTCAACCCCAAACCAACCAATTAACACCACAGACAATATATAAAAGTCCACAGTGGGATTGGCAACAAACAAACAAACAACAATTTATTTTATAAATTTAACAGCAGCACCCATGGCACCTATTGCACCACCCGTGTAATAGCCCTGAACAAGGGATTTACCCACGCCAAAAGCCTTTTTACCAATTCCCCACCACCAATTAGGATCCTTGCGTTTCAAATTTCTAATAATGCACTCCTTATCACAAAGGGTCTGCTTGACTGACGTGGCATCTTGGACGATACCAAGGGATGGCCTAGGACTCCACTCAAAAATGGCAGTAACACGAATCTGTAAGCCGGTCCCAGGGGGCAAGCCTATGGCAACCAACACTAATACATTTCGGTCGGAGTCATCATCACCAGTAAAGCCTGCCTGCCAAGTCGGAGAATAGCGATCATCAAAAGACCCTGGACTCCACTTAATCTCCAGCGGGGCCATAAGGGCTTGAGATACGCTAACGGACTCAGAACAAACATTACTAGACAACCCATCTGGGCTAGTGCTAACCCCATTAGCTAGGGATGCAGCACTGGCATTACCAAAATGGATTGTCCCCGAAGCGGTAGTAGGGGTACACAAAGGACGCACAAGAATGCAAAATCCTAGGCATCTTTGGCGAGATGAATTGGCTGCCAAAAACACATTGCCAGGCATAGCATTTGCATATGTGATGGTTTGGGGATCAGATGGCAGCAAAGCACTGATGTTCGATGACACAGCATTGCCAGGTTTCCAAATAGAGGCTATGGACGTAATGCCGCCGGTATTAGCAACTGTAAAATTAGCTACAAACCGGTTCACGTACCCACGGTCACCTGGATAGGCACTAGGTGCCAAATCAGCACCACATGGATCATAAAACATGCGGGCGGCCGCAAGGCCCCCAGTGTCTAGATCGTCATTTTTAGCCATTACACTGGTCTGTGTCTTAACACGCCTCTTTTTCTTAACAGGCTTGCTGGATGTAGTGTTGCCGCGGACCATATTGTGTATTACTACTCAACAATTATTAGTTACTATTATATTTAAACCTTCCTCTATGTACAACGGATACTCACTAGAGGGAATCTGTGGATTGTAATTGAAAACTTCTTTTGTACTAAGTACAGGCATCCCTGGGGTCAATTGCTTGTAAAAATCTTCAATTGCCTCTTGCTCTGAGGGACTCACACCAAAAGCGCGGTAGAAGGATAGACGCGCTTCGCCTGTAATATTATGGGTGCCAGAGTTGCACCCTCGACTATGCCAATACGTGCCACTATTTCGCATCAAGAATTCACGTAACTTCTTCTCTTTCTTTGATGCGTAACAACATTTTCCTAAATGTTGATAAAATACTGGTAGAATGGGAATACCACGAGACCACACAGCACCACTAACAGATGTGGCATGGCGAATTATGTTGATCTCCTCTTCAGTACGACCAACATGTACTCCATCGCAGTATAGGACTTTAGCCAAGTTTCGGCACATTGTCCACTGCTCACCATTCCACACTGGATGACATTGGCAGAATTCTATTTCTTCAAAGACATCAACAGGTTTCTCCACTTTCATGGTGAAACCTCTTTGTAGAAAGAACCCAGGTAATTCTTCCACTATTCTTGCTGCATCCTCTCTTTCCACAAAGAGTACACAGTCATCCCCATCATTTGCTAACTTTCCCTTTACACCCAGTGATTGTAAAAACCACCAAGTCACACCGGTCATAATTAGACAATTACCAAGGGCAGTGTTCATATCACCACTCATTCTTCCTCCCTCAACGGAATAACTGATGTGTTTATCATCAACATAACAGTCACCGGAGTTATTTAACTGTTGTCTCAACAGCCAATGCAGATATTTTTGTTTGCCAACGTAACACCCGGTGTAGATACTGTGTTCCCATTCCAAAGCTAGCCTGCTGACATGTTGGTCAAACCGGCTAGCATCCAGTCCAATTGCGACGGGATCCTTGAAACTATCCCATTTTTCTCGCAATCCTTGGCCTCGCTCGTTAAAATTCAGGCCCTTGTAAATAGTGACTTCTCCCCACACACGTGCAACAGCCTTGTACAAAAGATGTTCAATGGGTTTGATGAACCTACCTAGCTCCAGACAATATTCAGGACTTCTTGGGGATATAAGTCTTGGAGCCGGATCGACCTTATTCCAAGATAACACTTTCTCATCCTTTATAAAAAGTGTAATTTTGGAGTGTTTACTGGTAATCCCGCCCTGATCCAAGACATTTTTCATCGCCGCCTCATACCTTTTCCGTTTTGGTCCATTATATAATAGGACAAACTCCTCGGCCTCTATGGGTTCAGTCATCTTTGGCATCTTTCTAACTACACGTTCAGCATAGTCCCCGCAGTCGAATACAACTGGACGAGGAGGTAGTGCAAAACCATCATCAGTCGGAACCATATACAACCGCTCACCCAGGCCGCGCAAAATATTGTCTGCGGAATTGTTGTGAGTAAATGCAATTCCTGGCATCGGTAATGAGGTATCTACGACCGCATACCTCTCCTTCTTCCTACCATTACTCGTACCTAGTTCCCGCACTGTTACACCCTCTGGTATGAAACGCGGTTTTGAATCATACCCAGGTACAGTTACTAGGCACCCCTATTTAAATCCAGGCAAGAAACCCTTCCCAAAATTATACAACCGCTCTAGATAATACTCGGCTCTTGCCAACCGACGCATCTTTCTCTTACCTAACAGCTCAATCCGCTCTGCAGTGGCTTCCAGAGCCAGTTCAATACACTCTGACATGTAATATGAAAAAGTGATTGGCTTAAACCCTGCCTTAATCCACTCTGCTCGAAACCATCGATGGAGGGCTTGACGGTTGATGGGTGTGTCTACGCATTCCTCGGCGAAACTGAATCTACCCTTTGCTAATCGAGCCCAAGTAGCAACAAACAGCCGCTTATTGCGCCTGTCTAATGCAACTTTACCAGAGATTAATTTCTCTGAAGTAAGCCCAAGCAGCTCCGTGCTACATGTAGCAGGAGGGTGCATTAATTCAGCTGGTCCGTGGAGTACTGAAGGGGAATCAAGAGTTTTAAGGTCTAGCTTGACAGCGTCCTTAACGGCAGTACGCTGAGCAAGCCACCTACGGAAAATCCCAAAAGCGGTGGTAACAATTGGGGTACCGATGGCTATAGTAACGCCAACAATTGGAGCAACATAGGCAGTTGAAATGCCAGCTGCTATGATGTGAGAAGCCTGAACCCTAGGAATGATGGGGCGAACCGGAGGGGGGGTCATCCCCTCCGGCCCAAGGTTTCCCTCTGAT